GGTATTGGCGCACCTCCACCTTCAGTGATGCCAAAAGTGCCACCTATGCCAACATTAGGCGCACCTCCTACGCTTGCAGCGCCACCTATGACGCCACCTGCAGCACCGCCTGTACCTATGGCACCGCCTGCAGCGATGTCTTTACAGCCTGTGCCAACACCTTCTGGGCCAATGACAGCTGCGGAAGGGCCAGTTTCAACATTAAATGCCGCGCCAGTTCCTGCGCAACCTGTTGGGTTAGGAATGCAACCCCCGCCTATAGCAAAACCTTTAGCACCTCCGCAATTAAACGCAGCATCTGCGCCAGTAGCGCAAAAACCAACACTGCTTGCCGCTGCACCAGTGCCGTCTGGAAGCGGTGGAAGTGGAGAATCACAAAGAGCAATTGCAGTAAAAGAAGCTGAAGCTGAAATTGCAAAAGGCAAACAATACGAACTAGATCGCGAAGCTGCGTATAAACCTAAGTTAGAAATGATTAGTGGGTATGACCGGATGACCGTAAACAGCAACAACTCTAAATATGATGAGTTAATGTCATTAACGCGAAAACGGCCCGATCTTGTAGGTTTATTGGCACAAAGAAGTGGCCCAGTTGCAGGTCTTTTAACTGCCATGGAAGAAGGCGTAAAAGCCGGTAATTACAATATTAGCTTGCCAGTTGAAAAAGCACTTGCTGCAGGAACATTTAAACCTGAAGATAAAGGCGTGGCAAGAAATATTTTGCAATTGATTGCAGACTTAAACATGGACGTCATGCGCAAAGGCAAATCCATCTTTGGGCCTTCTATTAGTACGTATGATGCACAGAAAATGGCTGAACCTGGATTTAAAGTTACAGACCCCGCGTCGTTCATTACTTACCTTGCTGCAAAAAATAAAGTTGTTAATGAGTATATGGGACAACTTTCAACGGCTTCGACTCGTTACTACGCAACACACCGCAATTCACCACATTCGGCGTTTTTTGCGTCCGACGAGTACCATAAAATAATAGATGATTTTTATGGCACGTACAATATGTTAGTCAAAAACTCACCTTATAAATAGAGAACACTATGGCCACACCCACTCAAGTGCCAGTCGTAGACGAGCAAGCAGAAGCTGATGCGCGTGCTAAAGCAGATTTACAACGTTTGTTTCCTGAGCACCATGACCCAAGCGGCAATTTTAATTTATTTACGCCTGAGCCTCCATCAAAGAACAGTACAACAAATTCGGTTGTAATAAAACCAGACGAATCAAACTCTCCTGCACTAGTTGATTTAAGTTTAGGCGCTATAGCAGGTGGCGTATTGGGCGGTAGAGCGCCACAATATATTAACCCTAATTTAACTTCAGCAAGGGCAAATGTTGCAGGCGCAAATGCAGGACTGCAAGCAGCGATGGAGAATATGATTAGAGAAAGTGAAATACATCGTGGCGCATTAGACGCTGCTATACAAGAGCATGACGCTGCAAGAATTGGGTTATCAGACGCAGCACGTGCAGCGCAAGAAGCTGAAATGCATGCTATTAAACATGGCATTGACATTACCCCAGTGGATGAATTATCCGGAGATAAATGGAATCGTAAAGTGGTAGGCGATTTAGGCCCAGGTGGAAAAAGCTCAACTGAGGCGGCTAAAAACTATCGTCTACAGGAGTCGCTTACGCCGACTGAAAAAAATAGATTTAAAGCATCACGTTCAGGTTTAGTAGTGCCTAATGAGCCTGATATTGGTACAGGACCATTTTTATCAGACGAACAAAAGATAGCAAAAGCACAACTTGATCAATCTCGAATTGCGCATACTACTGCACAAGCTCGTGTTGCTGAAACAACAGCAAATTTAGAATCTGCAAGTAGAACGCCTAGAACAGTTTCTAGTGCGCAAAACGCAGCTAATGCAGCTAGAACTACACAAGCTACAGCGCAAGGCACACTTGCTGAACTAGAAAAAGCACGATCATTTCTTTCTAAAATACCTTACTTTAATACTTTGCTGGGCGCATTATCAGGCGCTGAAGCAGTACATGCGTATCACTTAATCAAGCAAGGCCATACCGCAGAAGGTGTTGTTAACGCAATAGGCGCGGCAGGGGGCTTGATAGGGTTAGTACCTCATCCTGCAACCAAAATTATTGGCGCAGGTATGAGTGCGATTCCTTTAGCGTATGAAGGTTATAAACATCTAACTGCACCGTAATTAGACATTTAAAAGCCAACGGCAAAAGTCATGCTGTGGGTTAATCTTTTGCGCAATTAAATCTTGCGCTGCAAAGGCAGATATCTTAGGGGGCCGATCAATAATGGGTTGATGCTTTTTATTTTCTAAAATTATAGAAAACATGCCCATACGTGATTCATACACATGAAATGACCCTACAGATATGGTTAAAGTACCCATTGGTATGTTAAGTAACGCAGCAGTAATTTCTTGCAAAAAGCTAAACGTAGGTAAGTCATTAGCCATCCCCCAAAGAATGTCTTGAGATCGCATAATGGCTCGCATGTTAAGCCCGCCTTGGCGAATGCGGAATTCTATTGATATAGTGCAAGGTACGTCTTGCACGTCATCAGCCATGTGATCAATATTGGTGCCATACATTGGTATAACGGCACGACGACTGGCGGGGTCTTTAGTTAATAAATCTACAACGTATTTAACGCCATACTTGCCAAACCAATAAGACCCATAGTTGCTATTAAGCTTGCCATTGGCTACGATCTTTCCCCATTGCGCGGCGTATTTTGCAATTGACAAATCTGTGGGGTCAGCATTAACATACCACGCCATCTCACGTTTTAAGTAGCTAAGATTAAAATTGCGGCCTAAAAAAGAGTTAAATCTTACATATGGCGCTAGGGTATACGAGAAATTCTCAATTTCTAAAGTCTTTTCTCCTCTTGGGGCTAACCACTTACCATGGTGCTGCAAAACTTGGTAAACATTGAGTAGTTCATTTTCATTTCTAATTGTTGAAATTTCCATATTGGCTCTCCATAATACGATATGGTTCATTGGGGTAGTTTTGCATATGATGCAAAGGCGGCGGTAACTTTATAACTTTAACGTTATTATTAAGTGCCCAGGTAAAAGCGTTATTCCCTAAAGCGAATATCTTTGACGGTTTTAATCTTTCAATAAACTCAGGATCTGTTGGTTGCCCGCGGCCATTCTGCGTGTTTGACCAATACACATCTGATTCTTCAATGCCTTCATTTTGCAATGCTTGTGTTATCATACGGCTTGGGCCATCATTGTCCAAGAAATTAATGAATGGGATCACCACGGCAGAATCACGGACGTTTGCTCTAGGGCCTTTGTCACAAAGCATAAGGATATTACCTTCCTTAAACGCACCGCCGCCACTGGCACCATTCTCTATGCTTACAGACATGGCATGGTCAATAAGATGCTCAACATCATCATGTTCATAATCATAATTAATAACCGGTAAGCAAGTTTGCACGCTTAATGACATATATTCTGAGTAAACCCGTTTAAGTTGCGCGGTGTTGGATAAGTATTCTTGATCGATACGGGATATAAATGACTTTTCACATGCGGCTAAATCAGGCAAGCAAAGTATAACAACGGCGCCACGTGCTAAAGCTGCTCTTTCCAACATTCGTTTTCTATGTAAATCAATCCGATTATAGCCTTTACGGTAAACTTCACCATAGATAGGCTCTGACAACCATGACCGGTCCATTAGCAAATGATCATCATGCGTTAAAGCAGGCGACATTGCTCTAAAATAAATCTTGCACAAATGCTCGGCAGATACGCCTGTGTAAGGCCCATGTTTAACAGTATGAATCATGTCGCCCGCGTAAGGTGAAGACTTTTGTAAAATCAACCGTAGCTTTTCAGCCAAAGTTGATTTACCCGCGCCATCAGGTCCTTCCAGAATAAAGATCATAAATAAAACCTTTTAAGTTACGTACTGTTGTATCTAAAGTAGCATGACGCAAATCACGAGCTTGTGTATTGGCAATTATTTGCAATCCTTCATCATCCATTAACTCCAACCCTGCTAACGTAAAAGTATATGAGTTGCCAATTGCGCCTAACTCCAATGGGTTGCCACCTAACACGCAACCAGCCGCAACAGCATGTAAATACCTTACGCGCCACCAACCACAACCGGCATGCGTATACGTTGGGCACAACACGCCTTTGTAAGAACCGTATTGCCAAACAACATCACTTTCAAGAATACGCTTTTGCCCTAAAGCTTTACCCCCCACCGCATGTATAGGCCATGTTAATTTTTGTGACATAGCCCATTCATGCGCATCTTTTGATAGCGATGCGTTATACCATTCTTTCTTCCTTTGCTGCCAGCTTAATTTATGCACAGGTGGGATTTGATATAGTGGTGATGGGTCCCAACTTACAACTTTAGCAACCGGTAAATTCATCTTTTCTGGTTTGCCCCATGGAAACAATGGCGCTACCCAAACACGGTTGGATAAGTTATCAATATCAATAACATCTTTCCACGTTGGGATAATATTTTGAAACGACCAATCATCTAAACAAATGTATGCGTCAGGCCTTTTTGATAAGGCGTAACTGATGCACTCAGATGCAATCGAGTTATGATCTAAGGGGTATATATAAACAAAAACAACGTCATATACCTGTAAATCTTCACCAACTATAATAGCGCGATGGTCAACTTTATGCCCCATACGGCTATAGGCATAAGCCATCATTTCTGGAATAGAAACAAACTTTGTTGAACTTGCTCTATCCGGATGATTAATATGCGTCTCGGTAACGCCGGTAATTAAAATATTCATTATTTAATCTCAATATTGCCTTTGGTTACGTCGTATCGTATGTCGGCCGCTTTGCCCCCTATTGCAACATACTCAGCAACCGTCATACCATCTTTATACAATTCAAAACGCGCATGCCCACTACTATTTTTACGTTTTGGGTTATATGTGGCAAGTATTGTAATAACTGCATTTTTATCTATGCGTCTTCTTGTTGTTTTAGTCATGCTAATTCCTTTTCGTGTTGTTGAAGTTTATTATGTTGCATATAGTCTTTTACTGCGTTTAACAAATGTTGCTGCGTACTGTCTTTACGTCTTATTGCCAGCATAATGGCTTCATCGACAGTATCTTTAGCAATAATGTGATGCACCATTATGTGATTCTTTTGCCCTTGTCGCCATAGTCTACGAATAAACTGCTCGTAGATTTCTAACGACCAAGTTAGTGAATACCAAATTACGGCATGGCCTGCGCCTTGTAAGTTAAGCCCATGGCCTGCTGACATTGGGTGTGCCAAAAGCACAGGTATTTCTCCGGCATTCCAAGCAGCAATAATAGCATCAAGTTTACTACCCACAACGCCGCTGCCAATAATAGGCGCATGCGGAAAAGCCTGTTTAAGCCTTTCAAGGTCATGCTGGAAGTGGTAACCCACGATGCAAGGTTGCCCTGATAATTCTTCTACAAGATCAATTACTGCTTCTGTCTTTGCATCATGTATACGAATACTGGTTTTGTCATTACCATCTAAATACGACCCGCCATTAGCAATTTGTTGGCCTTTCATAACTGCAACTGCAGCATTAACGGCGGTCACATCGCCTTGTTCAAGCTGTATGGTTAAATCATCTTCAAACTTTTTATAAATCTGCTTTGCCGATGCCGGCAATTCAATCATTACATCATTATAAGCTAGTTCAGGCAAATCAAGATGATCCAATGCCGCCATGCGTAAAACTTTGCCCTCCAATTGTTCTTGTATTCTTTTTTCACCATCAGATTGTAGTTTCCATTCGTACCCATTATAGCCGGAAGGATAAAAATACGTTGTGCGGAAGTGTGATATATAAGGGCCAAACGTTGCGCCTTGATCAATAATATATTGTGGCCCAAAAATATCCAATAAACTATTAGGCGCAGGAGAGCCTGTAAGCCCCCAACGTCGATCAAATTTACCTAGCATAGGCTTTAGTGTTTTAAATCTTTGTGTACGTGTGTTC